GACCTTAGCATCATATGCCATAGTCAATGCAAGTTCAATGAGTTTCATCTTGTCTTCCAAACGGTCAACAAGTTCAACGTCCACTATATTGTATTCAATAAACTTTTGCCACCCCTTTGTATAGAAATCCTTAAAGGTATCAAACTCAGAGTGATCAAGTTTCTTCTGTCCTAATTCTACCTCAGCAATATAATCCAATCTATAAGACTCTTGTGCCTTATAAGTAAACTTCTTATAAAGATCAAGATAATCAAGTTGAGTCACACCACCTACATCATATGTGATATGAGTTCTACCCATGATATGAACTTCACCTTCACTTACAAGACCCCAAGGTGACATACGCTTCATCAACTTCTCACCAAGAACCCTATTTAATCTCCTACAAATATAAGGTATATCAAATAACTGTATGTTCCATCCAGTAATCACATCGGGAACATCTTGCATCCAATGACTAATAAAATTATTTAATAATTCATACTCAGTATTGCACTGATGATAAGTTACATCCTTCCGATTATTCTCAAAGGGTTTAGTTCCCCAAGTAATGATCTGCTTAGTAGTATAGTCTTGGATTGTGATTGCCAGAATCTCTTCTGAGCACGATTCAACATCAGGGAAACCCTGCTCAGCCGTAGTTTCAATATCCAGAGTAACAAGCTTAATTTTAGATATGTCAAACTTGATTTCATCCTCTGGGTATTTCTCTGAAATATATTGGTAAATATACCTGTCATGCCCATATATCTCAAATCCCTCAACATCTTCATACCTTTTATAGAACTCCCTACAGTCCCTAACCGTTCCTGGATTAATAGGTTCAACTGATTCTCCATTCAACGTCTTATATTTAGCCTTTCCTTTAGATTTGACGAATAAGGTGGGGAAAAACTCATCTCTATGTTCATATCTCTTTCCACCATCAACACCCCTCACCAGGAATTGATTCCCGATTAGTTGGACATTAGTATAAAACTTCATTCTTCAATAAGATCTAGATATTTTTCAAGTAAAGTAGGAGTAGGTTCACATAAAGTAAGTATTTTATCAGAACTCATCATAAATGTATCATCTCTAGAAATACCACCTAAAAAAGGTTCTAGAGTTATAGTTCCTTCTAAAGAATTAATCCAAAAAGGATTTACTAATTTACAATCAGGTTCTCCTATATCCATAGCAGCAACCTCTACAACTTCACTAATCAGAAGTTGCTGTGTCGTCGTCAGTGCTATCACCTTGATCTTCTTGTCCATAATTTACAATGTCCTCAATGTACATTTCTTTTAATTTATCTATGGGTTCTACCATAGTGATTAACCAATCTGCAGGAACTGGAATAACTTCTTGTTTAGTAAGTGGCATCCAAGGAAAAAGAGAAACTGAAAATCCAGATTGCTTCTTAGGACCATCTTCTTTAACAAGATTAGGATCTCTCATCTTTACAATACATGGTTTATCAAGATTGTATCCAATAACCTGTCTATTCTCTTCAGTACCAACGCACATTTCAGTTACATCAGCAATAACATCTTCTCCCGATTTCAGGAGCATTAATTTAATTGTCATATTACAGATTTACCTCCATTCATTATATCAACTCCTTTGAGTAAAGTCAATCCCTTCCATATGATCATACTCATGCTGAAAAATTCTTGCAATGAATCCATCTAACCTCCTTTTAAAAATAGTTTTTCCTTCATCTTCATACTTAACTATAATATTACTAGGTCTTGATACTTCTAGAAACAATTCTGGATATGATAAACATCCTTCTTCTATTACTACATCATCCTTAGACTCCTTAATGATCCTAGGGTTGAAACAAGTAATAGTTTCCTGATCTTCTATATCAATCATCATTACAAATGCTCGTTCTTCTATACCTATCTGATTAGCAGAAAGTCCTACCCCATTATAATGAAACATATTCTCAGTAAGAGTATATGATAATTTAGAACGATCTAAATCATAACTACACTTCTTTATCTTCTTGTGTAGTAAAGGATCTTCTGATGGGATTAGTGGTTTCAACATCTTAATATTTATTATAGCACAAAAAAAAGAGGGGTGGTTAAACCCCTCCAATCCATCTCGAACTCATTTGTATTTAGAGATATTCCTTACGAGCATGATGTTCTGGAATTATTTTTCCTAGTTCTACAGAGAGGAGTCCATCTTCAAACTTGACGGATCGTACCTCCGTATCATCGGTGATCGTCCAGACCCGTTCAAAAGACCGTTGGGCCAATCCTTTATGGACAAATTCTCCAACATCTTTCGATTCTTCTTTTTTGCCCTGTACATATAACTTTCCAAACTCCGTATAGACGCATACTTCATTTTTCTTAAACCCCGCAAGGGCGATTTCGAGTCTCGATTCGACATTATTTAATTGAATAATATTATAAGGTGGATAATTGGAAGTAGTTTCTGATTCCCAAAAACGATTAAGATAATCGTCTAATCCGATTCCATTCTTATGGATTTTATCCATTAGTTCTGGAAGATTTGCAGCATGATACTGTGCTAGTGTACCCATGATAGTAGCTCCTTTAAAAGCGAGTGTTTAGTTTGTGTCCCTTACGGCGACATAACTAATTATACACGATTCTCTAAAAAGGTGAGTGGTGTTTACCGATTACTCTTCTTGGGTTTTCCCCTTCTTACCAATATTATACTTCTGTTCTAGAATCCAATCTCCTTTATCTTTATAAGCAAGCACTTTAATTTGATTAAGTGGCGCAATATCAGAAACCGAATCTTCTTTTACTACAGAAATAAGTCCCCAATCAGCAAGAAGACGAGCAATGCGATTCCTACGCTGAACATCATTAGCAGTAAGGTTAGCATGTTTGCCATCTAAAGCAAACAATTCCTTAAAGTGAACAATATAATATCTTCCCTGCTTATGCAGTATATGACATGATTGATAAAGTTTCTTTTCTTTTCTAGACGCTACACCAATTCTTGTTAAAGTCTCACGAACTTTTAAAAAATCATCAGGTTCATTTAAGGTTACCTCTACCATCTGATCTTGCGACCATTTAACTTCAGGCTCCTGCGTAGAAGTAGTCATTTCATTCCTCCAGTGTCAAGTCGTTGTTTAATGTAATCCAATTGTTGTCTTGATAAAATTTTCAGTGCTTGAGACGCTTTCTCATTACTATAACCATAGTACTCTTTAACACATTGGAGATCCGTGACTTTTTCCTTACGGAGCCAGGGAGAAAATCTCTTCTTTTTCCTAAGTGTATTTAGATAAAAAGAATATTGCATGTCCTTATCCAGATTAGGATATTTATTCATCTCGTTTGTAAACAGAATACAATCGAGATTTCCAGATAAACAACGATTAATAATATAAGGAGCATAATCCTTAATCAAAGACTGATCATCCTCAATAAGATTATTCTTATTGAAGTTAATAGAATTCAACCAGTCTTTTAATTCAGTCATAATAAATTCTTCCGTTTAAGTTCATTGGATAACTGTCTATCCAATATCAATTTAATATCTCTTAGTGATGCCTGTAGAAGAGCATCATCAGTAAGATCTTTAAATAAATCTTCTAGATGAGCAATATGCTCTAAAGCAAATGTTATTTTTGTTTGACGATTCATTCCCAATGCCTTATAACCCCCGCAATGATAAAACAATTAGTGATGAAATAAGTAACAAAGATAAAAGATCGTACAAGGACAATACTATTATCATACCTCTTGGTCTTCTCATCAGCGAAACTACCCAATGCATACTTCCATACTCTCCATAACTTAATCATTTAGGTAATTTCCTATTGAAGTTCCAGTAACCAATTGATTGCCAAGTATAGTATATACCACATAAGAATTTTTGTACAAAATATTCTAGATAAAGTATTGAAAGAATAATATACCTTTCAATCATGAAACAATCCAGTAGCAACTAAAACTATTCTACGCTTCTGTGATGGAGGACGATGATTATGAATTCCATCAAGCAGTATAACATCATCTTCTTTTCCTAAAAATCTACCACCTTCACACATAGTTTCTCCACCATCAGGATCAGTAAAATAAACTAATATATTTTTATGAGGATGATCATGATCTGTATGAGGAACAGTTGGTTTATTATTTCCCGTAGGATGTACACAATTTATAGCGATTCTATAAAAAGTTATAACATTTATATTATTATGATAAAGAATATCTAACAATATATCATGAACCTTATCAAGAAGAGGAGAATATGACTTTGAGTAATAACGATCCTGTTTACCAGGATATCTATGAGGAGCATCTAAAATAGTATGACTATAAAATCCAATATCAGCACACCCATTTGGAGCAGTCAGTTCGGGAGTTGCTGCTGGATTCCAGAACCAAGGAAAAAAAACATCATCTAAAGTATCATGTTTAAATTTAAGATAATTTTGGGTTTTAGGATTTGATAACTGTCGAATACTCATAATTTAGAATAAGGATCAATGTCTTCACTTAAGGCATCTACATCTCTAATGAGATCATTATACTTCTCATCAGATTTAGCAAGTTCTTGCTCACCTTTCGTAGTATAGTGTAGCACAACTGGATTAAAATGCTCTTTATGTTTCTGTTCTTTATATCCCATTGTAACATCCTGACATCCAAATAGTCCACCCATTATTTCAAGACGACTTAAGATAGTCCAGATTGCATATTGATCTACTATTCTTGGATTTGGTATAGGATAAAATTTAGACTTCATCTTAAACTCATTCATCAGATCAGTTAATTCACCTAAACTCTGAATAAGATAATTATGAACATTATTATTAAGTAACATTACTCCACAACAATACTTGTATATTGCACCTGTTCCACCTAAATCGTAAATAGCTTCATCAACTTTATCTAACTGTTTTCGTATATACTTTCCACCCCCAATATTAGGATCAAATCTAAATCCATATTCCTCCCTACCATATACATCATAATAACAATAAGTATCAAAAATATATTGAACATCATCATAAAAAATAGTATCTGAATCCAAATATAAAATATTCTGATCCTTTCTTTCAAAATATTTTAAATTATACCACCTATGAATTGACCATGCACTAAGCATATTATGGTCGAATCCATTTACAAATGGTCGTATATTTACAGAGTACTTAGACTTAAAATGATCGGGAACAAGATTAGGCTTGTCACAAAAAAGATAAACAGATATTTCATTATTAAATTCTCTTAGGGATGCAATACTATGGTTAAGACGCTTAAGTTCATGATCATTAATATGTTCATGTGGACTCACCTTATAAGAATAGAAAACAATGTTGGTAGCCTTTTGATTGGTTCTCCAACGAAGTTTGTCTAGTTTTTCACGCATCTCCATCAACAAGACCCTCCTTTTTCAACTTAGAATAATTATAACAACCTTCAAAAACAGGTTGAATCTTAGGTCCATAATTCATCAATAACAATTCCTTTCGTTCTTTCTGCTCTCTCATATACTCACCTACAGAACGCATTGTGTAAGTTAAATCAAACTCAGCAGCAGTCCACCCTTTTTTAAATCTATCTCTAACAAGTTGTGCTGAATTATAACTAACCATCATTGGAATATTAGGATGAGCATCGCAATCCTCAGCAAACTGATCATGATCAAATCCTTTATGCATTGCACCCTTTTTCCCATAAAGATTATCCTTTATATCATAAGGAGGATCTAGATACATGAATATACCATCATGAACATTGTCTCTCATCAAATGTTCATAGGAGTAACCATTAATATTCCAATTAGAAATTATTTCAGAGTAACCAGGTAATTTCTCAATCCCCCGTACTGAAAAATTGCTATTGGAAGCTTGAGGTGAAAAACTAGAGCTTTCAGTGAGACCAGAAAAACTGCACTTGTTAACAATATAAAAAGCCACAGCACGGTCAAGGGATGAGTGACTAGTCTCCCCCAATATATCTTTGGAGTTATTAAATAATTCTCTTGCTTTAACTGGATCATTATGAGTAGACTTATAATCTAATAGTTGATCCTTCATTTCCTCTCCAAACATTTGGAGGTTCATCCAAAAATTTACAAGAGGTTCATAAAGATCATTAACTGTAATCTTTAAATGAGGATACTTCTTACTAATATGTAGTGCTACACTTCCACCACCAAGAAAAGGTTCACGAAACTCAACATAATCTCGAAGATCAGGAAAATACTGATCCATTTTAGTTACTGCTCTAGACTTACCTCCAGGATATCTGAGAGGAGTCTTCAATGTTTTATAAGGATCTTTCATTAATATATTGGATAGGGTCTTCAAATTGATGATCTTGTGGAGTCATCATAGGATGTCTCTGTGGTACTAATTCTACCACAATAGCATCCATGATGCGATTAAAAGATCTTGACATTTGACGATACCCAGAACCAACATACAACTGACCAACAAATACTGATACAGTGGCAGCACCCCAGAATAGATAATAAAATCTAGACTTAACTTGGTTTCTTACTTTTTCTTTTTGTAACATCATAATTTTACAGTAGTAGATTTACCTGACTTAACATCTCCTCTTATCATATAATTAAAAGCAAGAGAATATCTATTTTTATCAGATTGATTAGGGGTAACACTGTGTCTTAAAGTAGATGGAAATAGAATAAGGTCACCATTTTCAGGAACAAATTCATACTGTCCACAGTTAAATTCATTATACACTCTTTTAGGGAAATCTAGCAAGTTACCAAATAACTTTTGTTCAGCATGTACCATAAACTCACCAGATTTATCCGTAGTTAAAATATACCATACACCACTAATAACAGAATTATAATGAGAATGTTGTTGAGCCCAATCACCTTTCTTATGTAAATTCAACCAAGAAGTTACCAACTCAATAGTCATATCATCCGAAATACTACAAGTTTCGTAAAGATAAGATTCAACCTTCTTAGTAATAAAATTTTTTACAGATTCCATCTCTGGACATTCTAAAATATATTCATGCGTAGTAGCTCCATTACCATGAAAACGATATTCTTGAGATTTTACAAACTCCAATATCCTATGAGGAACACTTAAATAAGATTGCCTCAAAGGAGTTGAAAATAATTTAAGAATATTATCGGCCATTTTCTAAATCTGTGATCTTATCTCTCCAATATTCTCTATCTTCTTCAGAGATCCAAGGAGAATGAACCATTAATTGTGCATGTTCTAACCATTTTTTATCATCCCAATCCTTTCTAGGTTTATCTATATAATCTTTAAGACTCATGAGTATTAGACTTTGAAAACTAACAAGAGTTTTATCTCTTGAATACTAACCAGAGTATTAGAGATTGAAAACTAACAAGAGTTTTATCTGTTGAATACTAACTGAATATTAATCTATGAAAATCAACAAGGATTTTAATAGTTGAATATTAACTAAGATTGATTTGAGTATTAGAAAGTGAATACTAACAAGAGTATTATCGGGTGAATACTAACTAAAAGATTTGAAGATGGTTGAGTATTGCCAGTTGAATACTAACCAGAGTATTTGGGATTGAATACTAACGAAGACCATCTTCTACGATCATCTTACGAAGAGCATACCAAATCTTCTGAGTCATCTTATCAACTTTAGTTCTTGCTTTCTTAAGAGCAGTAAGTTCTTCAAAACTCATTCCAACTTGGAAATCAGAAGTATGAGCACTCTTCTTACCAGGATATGCATATTCAGATACTGCTCTACGCATCCAGTGCTTATAGTTAGATGCAGCAACACCTTGATTCATATGAAAAGGTTTACATCCAAGATAGTGTGCTTTGATATACTTCCAGTTTGGAACTAATCCAAGATCAGGACGAAGACGAAGTTCTCCATTAGGTCTAAGAATAGAATTGACTAGAGTATAGATACGATTTGGAACTGCTACCTGAACAGCACCTTTTCGATCAAACTTTAAACCAAGAGCTTCAATCAACTCAAGATCACCATCAAGAGCTTCAACTATTTTTACTCTCCATTTACTAATCCATCTTGATATTTCATCTTCATATGAAATATTTTTATCAAACCCATATCCAGATGTTTTAGCAGGACTTAAATCTTCATTACATTGTTTAATGTAATCAAAGACACTATTATTTTTCTCTTGGAAATCTGTTAACCGTGTTGGAACAAACTCTTTAAGAGCATAAAAAGCACTACGATCTTTTAGTAAAAAACTAGCAATTGCTTTAGTATCTGCTTCATCAGTCTTATCATTAACCTCCAGTCCAGCAAGTTTTCTTGTTTTGGGTGTAGACTTTTGAGGAAAGAGGCGCAATGTAATTCCTTTTTCTTCAGCATTCTTTTTCAGTTGAGTCAACTGATCATAACTGTAGGGTTGAGCAAGAGTCAACCTATGAGATTCTCTTAAATGAGAGTCCTCAACAACTAATATATCTCCTCTTTTTAATCCTTCAATATTGAGATTAATAAGGTTTTCTTCTGGCAATTTACCGTAGAACTTTTCATTTCCACTATCGTATACATGAACTTTGCCTTGTCCAACATCGGCTACAAATAAAGACATTTTTTTTAATTAGTTAAATTTAAAATTAAGCTGAGTATTAAGTGATGAACACTAACAAGAGTGTTACTTCGTGAATACTAACTTTGATATAACAAACACAAGCAATAACTAATGAAAACTAACTAGAGTTTTATTGTTTTGAATACTAATACAATTTGTTATATGGATATTATAAAGCAAGAAATTAATCTTGTCAAGTGTTTGAGTATTAGAACTTGAAGATTGATAAAAATCTTATCTCTTGAATACTAACATTAATAGTATCACAAAAATAATAGAGTGTCAACCATGAGTATTCGAGTTTGAAAACTAACAAGAGTTTTATCTGTTGAATACTGACCGGGTATTATATCTTGAAAATTAACTAGAATTTTATAAGGTGAATACCTACTTAAATTGACACTCCGCCATAATTTCAGTAAGACATGCTAATAAATTTATTTCTTGATCCGCAACAAAAGCGATTTGGTACTGATACTTAGCAAGTATGAGAACAGCAGCAGGGATGGTAGCAGGAACCAAGGAATCTGAAAGAGAATCGTAAATCCTACGTAATAAAACAGTAGGATCATTATCCAAGTTATTGACACACCATTTACGTACTTCTGTAAAGTTCTTTTCTTTAAGGTTCTTAATGAGATCATTTACCTTTACATCACTAAAGTGAGCAAGTATACCAGTATCTATCTTCCCACCAACAGAATATCTTTGACACTCATTTAATACTCTTCTCCAATCAGGGAAGTGTTTATTAATAAGTTCTGCAAGGACTTTCTTATCTGCTTCAATTCTTTCTTTATCTAATATATCATTAAGTCTTTTAAAAAATTTTACTGCAATTTCTTGTTTATACTTGCCCTGAATACCAAACTCCACCACAGCACATCTCGAATGGAGGGGTTCAATGATTTTATTTTTGTAATTGCAAGT